CGACTCGATCGCACGTTTCCGCGCTGGCGCGAACCGCAACTCGTCTTTGGACGGAGCCGCAACCCGACTCTGCTCTGATTTCGACCAGTTCGACGCTAACGTTGAAGCCGTGTGGATCAGACGTGCGTTTTCGATCTTGCGCAAGGCTCTAGACTTGAGTCCGACCCATTCTAAGGCGTTTAAGTTGGTGGAAGAATATTTCATTAACACGCCCTATGTCTGGATTTCGTCACGTGACGAAAACGGCTCACTCAGAAGCAATGTTCGTATTAAATCAAAAGGCGTACCTTCCGGCACGTACTTCACGCAGGTTGTTGACACTCTCGTCAACATGTTTTATCATGCCTACGTTGAATCCCGACTTCACGGTAATCGTTTCCTCGATCCGCGCAAGCCTGTTTTCGACCCGGCCGCTGGTTTAACTCTGCAAGAGGTGTGTGTTGATTGGATGTCATCGAAGTTTCTCGGTGATGACGCTTTCTTAGTGATTCAAGGCGCAGATCCAAACCTCGTCAGATCGATTCTTCCCGTCTACCACGAAGTGGGAGCTGAGATATCCGAGCGAAAGACACTCGTCATGTTTTACGATCCACAAGAGCTGGATGCCAATCTTATGGCTATGGCTCATGACCCTGAAATGTACACATTATTATCACGCGGTACAGTCCTACCGACCGCTCATACGGCGGAGGCTATCCGGGCGATGAATGATGATTCGAAGTATGGCCCGCGGCTGCAAGCCGCATTGCCCTGGTTCGGAGTGCAACCGGCAGATCCGCCGATTTTTCTTGGTCAATTTTTGTCGAGAGGTCTTTGGTCCAAGTATCCTTATCTAACATTTGACACCGACAAACTCAAGGCGCAGATTTTGATCCCTGAGTCTACAGACAAGGAACCGTCACACGCATTAGTGCGTTTGATAGGCCTGTGCTGGGCTTATGGAATTCATCCTGAATGCTACCGATTACTGCAAGCGTGTTATCGCTTCGTTGAAAGGCACTATTACGTGACCCGAACTGAAATGCAGAGCGTGGCATCTGACAGCCGCCGATCTCGCGAGTTCCGCTACCAGTTCGACCTCGCAGGCGAAATCACGACCGATTTGCTGACTACGTTCCCAGCGTTCAGCTTGGTATATTCGAAGTATTTTGGTAAGACTCAATCCACTCAAGGCATTGAGCAATTCAACTGGGAATTATAGGTATAGCAAGGCTGCTATACCAAGTCACTTTTGCTGTGACCGCACGTTCAGTCCAACTGATAACTGCTGTGTCCACCAACTGTGGCGGGTCGAGGGTCCAACCCCC